CTCCGATAAATATTTACCCTCTAATCAAAGTCTAGATGTGTCTATATTGCAAAAGTTTTTAAAACGATATCGCAAAGCGTTTACGGATGTTCCTATTCGATTTTATGCTTGCGGCGAGTACGGAGAGCAATTTCAGAGACCCCATTATCACATTATTATTTTCGGACATGAGTTTGAAGATAAAAAGGTCTTTAAACTTAACCATGGATTTCCGATTTATGTATCCGCAGCGCTTCAAAAATTATGGCCGTTCGGTCATTCCTCCACTGCTACCTGTACATTCGAAAGTTGCGCTTATGTTGCTCGCTATGTGACTAAAAAAATCACTGGAAAGGCCGCAGAAGAACATTATTCCGGTCGTAAATCCGAGTTTAATACTATGTCGCGAAAGCCCGGGATTGCTCACGAATGGTTTAGACAGTTCAAATCTGATGTATACCCTCAGGACTATGTTGTAATTCGTGATGGAATTAAATGTAAACCGCCTCGATATTATGATAATTTGTTCGACAATGTTGCCCCTGATACAATGAAACACATAAAAATTGTGAGAAAAGAAAAACTTGAGGAACATGTTAATAATAATACCCCTGATCGCTTAAGTGTTAGAGAGCGAATACAAGAATTGAAAGCAGAAAAGTTAATTCGACCAATTGAAGTTGTGATATAATTCATATAAATAAATCCTAGGAGTGGATGATTAGTATGAAACAGTATTGTTATGCAACTTATGATGTGAAAGCTGAAAGTTACGGTATACCCTTCTTCGCCGCTACCAACGGTCTCGCTGTTCGTTCCTTTGTTCAGTTATGCGAAGACAACAATTCGATGGTATCAAAATACCCGGAAGATTTTACCCTCTATCGCCTCGGCTTCGTTGACCTTTTTAACGGAGACTTTGTACTTGAACCTAAACCTCTCTATTTACTCAATGCGACGACGGCTCTAAATGTAGCCGACGCAGGCGCACCTGCGGAGGCTTCGGAGCGTTAAGGCGCTCCGTTGTAATCCTATGCGTATAACTAAAAAGATACGTGAGGCGCTTTACGCCCTCGATCCCCAGATGTGGATACACATATCTGAAACTCTACCACGCCCGGAAGTTCTTCCCCCTACGGAACCCGGTCAGTGTGTTAAATTCGATAATTCTAATCAATTAAAACTATTCTAAATAAAAAATATACAAGGGGGCGATAGCCGGAACGACCTCGGAAGTCGCTCCCCAAATCCTATTAAAAGGAGTGAAACGACGTGAAATTCAGAACCCCATTTAAACCAGAGCTACTTGAACGTCCTGTAGTTGATTGTCAAGGCCATGCAGATCCTCATGACCCTGAAAATGAATGGAATTCTATGACGCAACAGCATTTTAAAGATGAGTGTGATGTGAATCTTATTATTAAACGCCATGAAGAAACTGGTCTCTGGGCAAATACGCTTGCCCCGGCTACACGTGAACCTATATTTGGAGACTTTTCGGATGTTCCGGATTACCAGACTGCCCAAGATATGTTGATTGATGCTCAAGATATGTTTATGAGCCTTCCTTCGTCGATACGTAAACTATTTGATAACAACGCCATGGCGTTTGTTGACTTTTATATGAATCCCGAGAATGAAGACAAGTTAATAGAGCTTGGACTTCTCCCACCGGCTGAAGAGCCGGTTGTACCAGTCGTTGAGACAAAAAAAGAAGCGCCGGAAAAAGGCGCCGCACAGTGACCTACTTGATGTAACTGTGCGGAGTGACACCGTCACTCTTAATCTATTCAAAAAAGAAAGGTGATGCCCCTAAATGGGAACTCGTAGAAGAAACTCACAAGCACATTTTGCAACTATACCTTCCGCAAATATCCCTCGGTCGAGTTTTAACCGCTCGCATACATATAAAACCACTTTTAATGCTGGAAATCTTATACCTTTTCTGGTTGATGATATTCTGCCCGGAGACACTTTTAACGTTCGTAGTACTTTATTTGCTCGTTTGGCGACCCCTATAGTTCCTATCATGGATAATTTATACCTCGATACGTTTTATTTCTTTGTTCCTTACCGTCTGCTCTGGGAGAATTGGCAACGTTTCAACGGCGAGCAGGACAACCCCGGAGATTCTACAGATTATTTAACGCCTGTAGTTCAGGCTCCGTCTGGTGGTTTTACTGTTCAGTCGCTCGCTGATTATTTCGGTTTTCCTACTGGCGTAAACAATCTCGAAGTTTCTGCTTTTCCGTTTCGTGCATACCAAATGATTTATAACGAATGGTTCAGAGATCAGAATATGACTGCTTCTGTTTATTGCCCGAAAGATGATGGCCCTGATGTAATGGGAACGAATAAACTTGGTCATGGTCTTCATTACCGTAAAAAGCGTCATGATTACTTCACTTCCTGTTTGCCGTGGCCGCAAAAAGGCCCCGGAGTAGAGATCCCTATTGGTACAACTGCCTCTATTTCAGGAACCACTCCGGTAATTGGTAATGGTACTGCCCTTGGTCTTACCGATAACATATTTCCGTTTACTTTAAGTTCGCACTATGGCGTTATTACAGACGCTTCGACTGGTGCGCAATCTGCGACTTATAATGATATTTACGCAAATAGGAGTACTTTCGCAGGTAGTACAGGCCAAACTGTGCTTGATATAAGTGCGATTAATAATCAACTTGGTTCTGGTAATCAGAATCGTGCGATAGGTGTCACAAATACTCCTTCGGCTTCTGGTCTTATCGCAAATTTTAATTCTGCGGCTTCTACAGCTCAAGTCAATTTAACTACGGCAACTGCGATTACAATTAATGCTCTCCGTCAGGCTTTTCAGGTTCAGAAGCTCTACGAAAGAGATGCTCGAGGCGGTACTCGTTATACTGAAATATTGAGATCCCACTTTGGTGTAATTTCCCCGGATGCTCGTTTACAACGCCCGGAATATCTCGGCGGATCCTCTTCACGTGTTAATGTAAATCCCGTAGCCCAGACCTCATCGACAGATTCTAATTCACCCCAGGGTAATCTTGCCGCCTTTGGCCTAGTCGCAGATCATAAAGGCGGTTTCGTAAAATCGTTTGTAGAACACGGCGTTCTTATTGGACTTTTAAACGTCCGATCTGATTATACTTATCAGCAAGGCATAAACCGAATGTGGAGCCGTCAGACCCGATTTGATTATTATTGGCCTGCGCTTGCTCATCTTGGCGAACAGGCTGTTTTAAACAAGGAGATCTACGCTCAAGGCAATCCTACGGATAATGATGTCTTCGGATACCAGGAAAGATGGGCCGAATATCGTTATTATCCCGGACAGATCACCGGAAAATTCCGTTCTACTTACGCTCAATCTCTTGATTATTGGCATTTGGCTGAACATTTTACAAGCTTGCCGACTCTTTCTAGTCAATTTTTAAATGAAAATCCTCCAGTTGATCGTGTAATTGCTGTACCTTCGGAGCCTCATTTTATACTTGATTGTTATGTCGATATGAAGTGCGTCCGGCCAATGCCTGTTTACTCCGTTCCCGGATTAATTGACCATTTTTAAGGAGATGAGGTGATGTTATTTGTCTTTTTGGTCTGGGTTATCCTCTGTAGTCTCGCCGTTGGCTTCGATCGCCGGGAGCCTCTGGAGCAGTTCTCAGAATCGTTCGAGTGCGGCCGACAGCATGAATTTTCAGCGAGAAGTTCTTCAAAACCGCAATCAATGGGCTGTAAACGATTTAAAGGCTGCCGGACTTAATCCAATACTTGCTGCAGGCGCTACGTCATCGGGATCTGCCGCAGGTGCTACGTCCGAAGCGCAAAATCCCGGTCAAGGTCTAAGTAATTCTGCTGTAGCTTTCAGGCAAGTTAAGCTTGCAGAGCGTCAGCAACAGAATCAAGATTTAATCGCTCAATCTACTGCAGATCTCAATAGCGCAAAGGCGGCAAGAGAATATTCAGAAATTCAGGATATCGGTTCTAGACTTGAATCAGGTATGTACAAAAGCCAATCTGAAATGTATGGCGCTAATGCGGCGCAGTCTCGTGAACAGGTAAAGGTTCTTAATATGCAGTCTGCGAAACTTGAGCAAGATATCAGAGAATCGCAAGGTCGTATAGCTCAATTAAATGAGCAAATTCGTAATTTAGAGCAGGAGCGCCGGGAATCGAATTCCCGTATATCTAGAAATTCAGCCGAATCAGAGCTTGCTCGGGTGCGATCGGCGTTAACCGGAGCAGAACAAAGTTTAATTAATCAACAACGCCAAAATGCAGTAATCGAAGGAGAACTTAAACGGCTTGCAATTCCGGAAGCGGAACAGGCCGCAAATTTCTTCGAAAAGAATAAAAAATCGTCGTTTCAACTTAATCCACGCTCTATCGCAGGTAAAAATGTTTATGGTTGGTCAAAATACGCAAGATAAAGGAGAGATGTACGTTATGTTTAGACGCAGAAAAAGATTATCCCGGAGAGGCTCAAAACGGTTATTCCGAAAAACTTCTGGATTTAAGAAAAAAAATATGCGTGCTACGCCTATGCGTGGCGGTTTCCGTATATAATTAAAGGAGTGTTGAAAGTAATGGCCTGCTTTCATCCACTCCCCGCTTGGAAAGCAGTGGAGGGGTTTAACCCTTCCACTGGCAAGCGGTCAATCACATTCGATCAATCAAAAGGTATTCCCGGAAGTGATTTAAAAATCCCCTGCGGACAATGTATAGGTTGCCGACTTGAGAGATCTCGTCAGTGGGCGATTCGTTGCG